TTTTACAAGATGATTTTGATCGTCATTTAATCGAAAAATATGGTGATTATGATGTTATTTACAATGGTATTCATCATTACGAAACTTCACTTGTTAAAAATAGTCAAGGAGTCACGATTGTTCCTTCGGGTCTTGAGGTCAGTTCTTCATATTCTGTAAGTTATTATGATTACTTTATAGATTCTCAAATAGAATCTGGAAATATTGCAATTCCAGTCACAAACTATGAATATGAGAGCAAACTAGAAGATGCCAAAAGAAATATTTACTTACTCAAACCAAGATATTTGAATATCGTGATAAATGATATGGATAATATTATGCCATATCAAAAAGGGTCTTCACAATATATTAGTGAAGACCTCAAACGTGGTGACAATATTCGTCTTTATAGTTAACTATTCTTCTACTAAACGTGAAAAATATGATAATGCATCATCTTCATCATTATTGGACTCAACTTTAGATACTGGTGCCTTACTGCGAGCATAAGATTTTTCGAGTTCTTCTACAACACGATTTTCTGTAGATGATTCTTCCTCATAAGAAGAATATTCATCTTCTTGTTCAGAAATTTCACGAGAACGTGTTGAAGATGTCTTGTTTCCAAGAACCATATTTAAACGACGCTCAAGTTCTTCATAAGACTTAAACTGATCGGGAGCAGTCACCGCAGAAAGAGAGTATTCTTTCTTCCAGATTGCTTCCATTGCCTCATCGTCATTCAGCAGAGGTTCTATTGAACCAAACTCTGATTTATCATAATTCCAATAACCATCTTTCTTGACGATTTTCAATTTAAAGTTAGCACCCTGCCAGAAATCAAATGGGTTGATTGGAGACTCATCTTCAAACTCAGGTTGCATTGCCTCCATAATCTTATCAAAGATTTTTTTTCCATACTTAAATAGAAAAACTTTATCTTCGTTTGCAGGATTAGCAGGATCCTTGACAACATAAATGTTAGAATAATAATTCAATTTACGTTTTTGTTTACGAACAATTTCTTTATTTGATTCTGTTCCAGTATTCCATAATTCACGATTATATTCGCCTAGTGGATCTTTTTGTCCAATTGTGGTCAAAGAATTTTCGATATACCAACCACCATGCCCTTCAAATGCGTGTGAATACATCTTTGCCCAGGGAAGTTCTTCACCTTCAGGTGCAGGAAGAAATCGAATCACGGCATAACCATTACCAGTCTTGTCTACCTCTGGTTTCCAGAGACGTTCGTCAACACCATTAGAGATGGTGTTCATTTTTTCCACTTCTTTGACAAGTTTAGAAGTCAAAGAACCCAGTTTAGATTGTTTCTTAAGATTTTCGAATGACATTGAATTACCTCGTATTAATAGGATTTGGCTTTTTGATTTTGCTTAAGGGATCATCCAGCCCAATATATTCTATAAATCAGATTCAGTTTTGTCAACCTGAGATTTCATCATTTCAATAACACTTTTAATATTATTAAAAATAATACTGATATCCTGTCCCAAAGGAAGTCCCATCATCGTTGCAGAATCAATGATTCTATCTTTCATTTCTTTTGCCTCTGGATCATCAGACAAACTCAAACGAGTAAAAAGCACTTTTTGTTTTTCTAAAAGTTGTTCTAATAATTCTATATGATATAGTTTTTCTGTCTTTGTCATTTTTGGATAATCAAAGAGATTTCCATAAATTTCATTTTGAAGATCATGAAGTTCTTCTAATTCATCACGAACAAGTTGCGATTCAAAAAAACTCATTTTTCCTCCATAATAGATTTCTTTAAAATTTTACGATAATTGAATATATCGATATTTAGAAAAGGATTGTATTTTTTAATTTTCATTGATACAGATTTCCATACAGGATCATCAAGTTTCTTATCAAAATTAGCCTTATATTTAAGTATTTTATCCAATATTAACATTGTTTCTAAAGAAATATTGGATTGTAAATGTTCTTTTAAAATTTGTGGGTGTTGATTACCTTTGATTCGAAACATTTCATCAAAGTTTTGAGAGGTAAAGATCGATTCGATTTCTTCTTTAAAGATATAAGAAAGAGATTGAGTTCTTTTTTTCCACTCCATATATCTATTATCTCCCTCTTTTATGATTTCACCAATCCAAAGTCTTTCTGGATCCGTGCAGGAAATAAAGTTTGATACAAAGAACTCTACTACTTCAGCATCTGTCTTATTTCTTGAGAACTTTTCAAACCAGAATCGATCTTTACGTTTATAAAAGGATTTTACTGTTGTTCTACTTTTTCCACAATACTTATGATAATCATAAGAATCTTTTGTAAAGTGATTCTTTAATGACAAATAGCATCGATAGGCATCATATGGCATCATTCAAAAAAGTAATATAAGGATTTTTTGTAATTGAAAAAGAAATTAAAATACTAATTTGGCACGGGAAGTTTTTTTGAGAAAATTAAGTTCCATTGCCTCATACTTAATTTTTTCTTTAAGTGGTTTTGATATAAGTTTCGGTATTGATTCTACATCAATACCATTCTGTTCACAAAAATATAAAATTGCATCAATATAATTCATCTCCTCGTTAATCTGCACGAGTTCCTCTATTTGTTGTGCGAATTTTGCGGGACAAAAAAATTTATCTTCTATTGCTTTTTCGAATTCATTCTCCATTTTTCCCAGTATTGTGATATACAAACTCTTTAATATATTGAATCAATAACTTAATATAGTTCTCTTTGTTTCTTTTGTCAAACACCTTTACTTCACCACCAGGAGTTATCATAATGGTAATAAGTTTTACAACTGGAATATCAGTTAATTCATAATACATACAAGCATATGCAGTTTCTTGCACAAAGTAGTTTTCTAACCAATCTTCCGGTTTGATTTTTTCAGATGTCTTAAAGTCTATAATTGCTAACTCTCCATCATATTCACCAATACAATCGACTCTTCCAGCAAGTCCAAGATATTCTGAATAAAGAGTTCTTTCAATTGCATGAATATTATTTATCTTATCAAGATAAGGCTTTGCATGAAAGAACATAAACTTTGAGAGTGGTTGATAATCTTCCCAGTTTAGTTCTTTATTTTCCAAGTAATCCTGACAGACTTGGTGAAAGTCAGTTCCTCTTGCGGTTGCTCTTTTTGTGATTCGATTTGCTTCTTCAAGTCCAACTTTTTTTTTCCAATTAATAAAAATTTGACGATTGAAAAAAGAAGTTACACTGGTAATTGAAGGAACCCAATCTCCATTTGGAAGATTGTAAAGACGCATACCGTCAGATTCTTTTTTTTCCAACTCAAGATCACCTAAAAAATTATAATGTATAAATGTCATAAACCAAGTTCCATTTTTGTAAGAATGTATTCCTTAATTAGTCCACTACGAATTATGTCTGCGATTTGAAATTCAATAATATCAAATGATGGCATTTGACGAATAATTCTCATAAAATCTACAATACCATTTTTTTCATTTTGACGAAGTAAATCACTTTGAGAAATGTCACCACAAAAAAGAATTTTAGTATTTTCACCTACACGAGTAATGATGGAGTCCAATTCATGAAAATTTAAATTTTCTAATTCATCTACAATAATAATACAATTATCAAGAGTTGTACCACGAATAAAAGAAGTGCTCCAGAAACTAATCGTTTCTTGTGCCTTGAGATTTCCATAAAGCATTTCAAAATCAGCATCAGAGGGCATCTGAAACATGTATTTTACCATATTCTTATAAGGAATTTGATAAAGAGATGCCTTATCTTCGTGTGAGCCTGGAAGAAATCCTATCTCACGAGTGGGTACAAGAGATCTGACGATGTAAATCTTTTCATATGGAGTATATTCACATAATACATCTTGAAGTGCCTTGAAGAGGCATAAAAATGTTTTACCAGAACCAGCAACTCCGTGAGCAACCAAGTGCTTACCTGAATCATAAGACTCAAATAATTTTTTTTGATTTTCTGTAAGTGGTTCAATATCTAAAAGCAATTCTGATCCAATTGGTTTTCTTCTTTTTGATTGCTTTGTTGTCAAACCAACTCCAATAGGTTGATTATCATTGCCTCTTCTTTTTCTTGCCATGTTTTTTAGATTGGTTTGACTCTAGATCCGGGTACTTTTGATGCCTTCTGAAGAACATCGTTCCATCCAGGATGTGATTTTTTTAGTTTATCATAAACTTCACCAATTTCTCCAACTCCGGCAACACCAGCAGACCAATCCTTATCCCAATCAGAGTTTTCTTCTTTCCATTTAACATATTCCGATATCTTCATCGAAAGTTCTTTTTTTTCACCAGTTTTTTGATTCACTAAAGGATACGTGGGCATTTGTTAAAATAATATACAGAAATATTTATTCCAGTGTAATGGATGGTGCATCGTCGCATTCTATACACTCAACACATTCTTCAATATTTGAATTTTTTTCAAGATATTCATAAAGACTTTCTTTAGTAAGAAAGACTTTGAAAACATTTCCCGTCAGGTTATCTTTAAGGCACCAGTTTTTCATATTGTTTTGTTAGAGTAATTATTAAAACCGTTTTTTCTTTGTTGCTTAATATATTGTTTGCGAGCAAGATTAATTTTTGCACTATTCAGTGATTTTTTCATATAAACAATTTCTTCATCAGAATATAGTTCTGAATTTTGAAGTGCCTCTTCAATTAATCTAATCGTTTCTTTATATCTCATTAATCGTCGTCCTCAAATACTTCATCATAATCTTCCAGATCTCCAATATGTGATGGTATTTCTTTATAATTATATGAAGAGGTATCAGAATAAATTTCTTCTTTGAGTGATTGAGTCAAAAGTTCAAGATTTTTAATAATAATTTTAAGTTTATCTCGGTTCATAAAAATTTAAATTCTTTTGATTATTTTAAACAAAAAAAGAAAAAAAGTCAAGTTTAATATTTAATGATCTTAAATACACCATTTTTTTCCACAAGTGCCGAACAAGTATCGGTCCAATCACCACAACACATATAAGTGATTTCATCATTCACACGAATATTTGCATGATGAATATGTCCGACAATTACACCATTATATCCTCCAATTTTTCTTACATGATGTATTAAATCCATTTCATACTTATCAATAAACTTCCTACCTCTTGGAATTGATTTGAGAAAATTAATTAAAGAAAAGCCAAGAGTCTTATTTAGAAAAATGTTGAGAGGTGTGATTGTTTCATATCCCCAGTTCATAAAATATTGTTTCCAAGAACCAGAGGAGAATTCAGAATTCATGTCACCATGAACACATAAAAACTTTTTATGATGACTTTTATGAATATAAGAGTCACAAATCATTAGGTTTTTATGTAAATGTATGATCTCATTTTGATTTTCTACATATTTTCTTGCTACTGCATCATGATTTCCAAGAATGTAAATCACTTCTGTTCCTTTTCTAGACAATTCTATAATTTTTTCAACTGCTTTTGTGTGTTGTGTTCTCCATAAAGTATTATGTTTTTCCATACAATGAATATCGATAATATCACCAACCATTACAAGTTTTTTTGTTTTAAGTTCTCGAAGAAACTTGAGAAACTTAACAGTATTACATCTATCTGTTCCGAGATGAACATCTGAAATAAAAACTGTATCGAATTTCATCGTTCTATGTAAGAAAGTGTATGGTTGATTGAATGTAAATTCTCAACAATCATATCGCAACCCAATTTTGGATTTGAATTTCCACAAGTATATAAATCTACTGCTGCCTTACCTTCCTCTGGCCAAGTATGAATACTAATATGACTTTCTGCAAGTAAACAAATAACTGTGACTCCTTGAGGTTTAAACTTTTTAGATACTGTTTGCACTACTGTTGCACCTGCTAGAACTGCTGCACTTTCTAATAGTTTTATGAGATATTGTTCGTCATCTAAAAGAACAAAAGAGCAGTTGTATAGATTTAATAAGTAGTGCTTTCCCATTAGATTACTGGGTCCTCCTGCACCTCTTTGATTAGATTATTGATAATACTTTCGGTTCCATTAAGAGTTTTCACGGCAAACAAGAAAGACTTTTTATATTTATTCAGTTTTTTATATTTTTTCAAAATTGTATCTATTTCATTCACATTTATATTGATTTTTATTTTTCCTTCGTTAAAACCTTCACTCATCTTTTTTTCTTTTTATCTGATTGTTTGTATCCCCATACATTAGGGTTAATTCTTCCTGATCCAAACTCAATTTTTTGAATTGCACCTGAACCATATGTATCATAGTACATATCAAAAATATTAGATACTTTTTGAGATCTACAAAGATCTAGATATTTTTTATCATCAAGAAGATAATACACCAAATATGCATCCATAGGAAAAGATGAATTTCGTGCCTTTTCAAGTGTTGTTTTTTCTAAAAGAATATCACAACCATATCGTTTAGAATCGACAGATTGTTCTTCTTTCTCTGCATCTTTCATTTCTTCTTCCGATCTATTTACAACTGATCTCATGAACGGTTACCCCAAACAATATCTGGATAGGATTGCGAAACAAGTTCTTTTGTAATCTTATACTTATTAGAAAGTTTTTTATCTTTTACAAGACAAAGAATTTCTGCCTCTTTTGGATGTAGTCCACGAAGAATATTAATAAACATTGTCTCTCTACGAATTGTAGAAAGTGTATTATTTCCACCTTTTACAAAATTATATAGATTTTGATATTCTTTTCTCAAAGAAGTTTTTCCATCACTATTGAAATCTTGTCGTGTTGCTGCTTCTCCACCATTTGCTTCTCGAATTAAATTTTCAGAAAGATTTCCAGAATAAACATTTTGATCTTTAAGATCACTGTAAGGTACATCGCCTTCTGGAAGAAGTGAGATTACAGTTTCATCAAAATTCCAAATCAAAATAGATTTAATTGAATCGTGTTCATAAGTTTTCAGCACTTCAATTTTTTTAGTATTGCTTCTTTGTTTTGAAACAAGTTCTAAAACTTCAAAAACAAAAGGATTTGATGGAAGAGTCTCAATCGTCTTCGTCTTCGTCGTCGTCTGTGTCATAGTTATTTTCAAACCTCACGGCTAAAATTTCATCAGGAAGTATGTTTCCATTTTGATCAAACATCTCTGGGTGTGTATAAACTGATTGAACTTGATGGAAATGTTCTTTGGCCAACCATCCAACTATTCCTCCTACAAAGAAGAATAGAATTGATATCAGTGTTCCAATTGTGAGTGCTATTTCTAACATTTTTCCCTCCGAGAGTTACTTTTTCTGAATATCAAAATAAAAATCAAAATGAATATGTATCTCTCTTCGAAGAAGAGAAATCATTTTACCAAACTTCAATTGAAAAGTCTTTGGTGCGAATGATTTTTTCCTCCTATCTCGAATTAACAACTCAAACCCCCGATTTATTTGGAGTTCATCTTTATTTAGATTATTTTTTTCATTTTCCATCAAACCAATTTTTGTTCTCTTAAATATCGAATTGTGTCAGTGCATCCTCCAATATGCTGCTCATCACAAATCACTTGAGGAAAGGTAGATCCTTCACCGAATTCAGAATAAAATGAATCTCGATCAAAATGCTCACCGAGTTTATAGACAACATTCTCAAGATTTGCTAATTGTAGCACTTGTTCGATCTTACTGCAATATGGACAACCGTCTTTTGAATAAACTGTAAATTTCATAAAATACAAAGAATAGGTATAATGATTGCTAAATTTGCGATAACAAATGCCCTTACATATGATAAGGGCATAAAACTTTCAGATTCCATTAAGTTGTCATATTTTTTCTAGGTTTATACTTATATAGATTTGAATTTGTTTTGGGTGTCATCCATTGAATAATAGCATCATATCTTTGTTCTGTAAAGAATTCTTGATTATAATACCATTGTTTCCAATCAGTATGAGACTTGGAATTATTACAACTCCGACAACAACAAACTACATTTGTAAGAAAATCACTTCCACCTTTACATTGTGGAACTATATGATCGATTGTTAAATCTTCTGTGCTCTCACAATAAGCACATTTGTGTTTCCATTTATCTTTGATTGATTGCCTCCAAATTCTTTTTGCATCTGATGAACTTGTTGTTTGAAGATTAAACAAATAGTCCGAAGAAGAATTATAGAGTTCCATTTAGGAAAGCATCTATGATTATTTATTATGTTTTATTTTACAAGTGCCTCTTCTTCATTCTTCATAACTACTCCATTATAATAAAAAAAAGAGACCTGTAAGGGTCTCTTCATTCTTATTCAGT